CGCTGCTGCTGTGTCTATCTCTGGCTTGGAGCAACTCCAGAATGCTGGCAAAGAGCAAATCATTGATATGCTCGAAGGCCGTGTGCAAGTTGCCGAAGCTCAGTTGATGAACCAGATCAGCGCTGGCGTGTACTCTGACGGTACTGGCAACTCTGGTAAGGACATCACCGGTTTGGCTGCTGCTATCTCCACTTCGCCTACCTCTGGCACTTATGGCGGCATTAACCGTGCAACATGGAGCTTCTGGCGTAACGTGGCGTTCGACGCTACCACTGACGGCGGCGCTGCTGCTACCTCTGCCAACATCCAGTCTTACATGAACCGTGTGGCTGTGCAGTTGGTGCGTGGTACTGACCGCCCTGACATGATCGTGGCTGACAACAACTACTACCGCTTGTTCCTTGAGAGCTTGCAAGCTATCCAGCGCGTGACTTCCGAGTCCTCTGCTGCGGCTGGCTTCACCTCGATCAAGTACATGGGTGCTGGCTTGAACTGTGACGTTTATCTGGATGGCGGTATCGGTGGATCTATCCCCACTAACCGCATGTACTTCATCAACTCGAAGTTCTTGTTCTTGCGCCCACACCGCGACCGTAACTTCGTGCCAATCGGCGGCGACCGTCAGTCTGTCAACCAAGACGCTATCGTCCGTTTGATGGGCTGGGCCGGTAACTTGACCTGCTCTGGCGCTCAGTTCCAAGGCGTTTTGGCTGATTAATGAACGGGGCTTCGGCCCCTTCTAATACTTGAAAGGAATTTATCATGGCTGCTCCATTTTCCATTACCCCCAGCATCGGCGCTGACTTGAACACTATCACTCTGGCTGCTGACATTGCTGCCGGTAAAGTAGTTGATGCCCGTCTGGGTTCTCAGGTTTTCGGTTCTAACGGTCGTCGTTACGTGTATGCGCAGGCTAACGCCGCGATCACTGCATCTACTGCCGTCTGCACTGTGAACACCACTACCTTCTTGGCTACTGCCTCTGGTGGCTCCTACCTGTCTCCCGCTGTCGCAATGGCAACGGGTGATCGTGGCTGGTTCTCCGTGGCTTCTGTCTAATATGGGTGGCCCTTCGGGGCCATTCTTCAAGGAGTAAACAATGGCTATCCCCTCACGTCTTATGGGTGCAGGCAATTCTGCATCTGCTGCCGTACAAATCTGCGGCGATGTTGCAGATACTCTGACCGCTACCGGTACAACCAACGCTGATGCTTTGCAACTCTCTGCAATCATCAACCGTGTGACTACAACTGCGCTGAATACCGGCGTGCGTTTGATGTTGCCCGAGCAAGGTTCTCAGGTGGTGGTTGTTAATTCTGGCGCTAACGCTTTGCTGGTTTATCCCGGCACTGGTGCGCAGATTAACGCACTGACCGCAACTACTGGCGGTTTCTCCGTTGCTGCTGGTGGCCGAGCTTTGTTTGTGGGCTCTTCGTCTGCTAACTGGTTCGCTATTTTGTCGGCATAATAGGGTAGCCCTTCGGGGCTATCTTCTCTTTAACTTTGAAAGGTAATCCATGAGCCAACCTCATTTGGAGTCCAACGTATTTGCAACCGTTTATTCGGAGGCTGTAGAGCTTAAGGCAGAGTCTGAAAAAGCAGGTCGTCCGATTTTCAAAGACTTCCCGTTTATTCGCATCACCATCCCCGGCGATACAAACAACATCATTGAGCGAAAACTCACTGAGCAAGACAAACACAAATACCCCCGCGCATGGGCTGATTACGAGCGTGGTGAGTCTCAAGGCTTTACAGGCACACCTTTGGAGCAGTGGCCCCAGATCACCCGCGCACAGGTCAAGGAATCGAAATACTTTGAATGCCACACGGTAGAGCAACTTGCCGGACTGTCTGATACACATTGCCAGAAAATGGGCATGGGTTTTCGTGAACTGCGCGAGAAGGCCAAGGCTTATCTCGGCGTCGCAGAATCCACCGCAGTCGCCACAGCGCAGGCCGCAGAGAATGAACGCCTCCGTCAAGAAATGGCAGAGCTTCGCGCCATGATCGCTGAGAGCAACGAAAAGAAAGTGGGACGCCCACGGAAAGAAGCTGCCGAAGGAGCACAAGCATGATTCGCATTCAATCCCCCCGCACCGATGACAGCGCCATTGAACAAGAGATTCAACACAAAGGCCTGACAGCCCCAAGAGTCACACCCGATGACATTGAGCAAAACATCAAGGCCGAATATTGGTTTACCGCAGAACAAGCCACAGAAGGAAGCCCACAAGTTCCCGAGTTGAAGCTTTTGACAATATGCGTAATCGTATTAAAAAACGGCTTTACAGTGACTGGTGAAAGCGCATGCGCATCGCCTGAAAACTTTGATGCTGAAATTGGGCGAAAAATTGCCCGTGAGAATGCCAAGCAGAAAATTTGGCCTCTTATGGGTTATGCCTTGAAAAACAAACTGATGGAATAGCGATGAATTTACTTAGCCTGATACAACAAGTATGCGATGAACTCGCAATCAATCGCCCCTCCCTCGTGGTGGGAACGACTGACCCGCAGACACGTCAAATGTCTGCATTGTTGTATCGGCTGGGTAATGACCTGATTAAGCAGTTTGAGTGGCAACGGCTGAACAAGGAATACATCCTCCAGACCGTTGCTTACTCCCGCACGGGAACAACCGTACAAGGCTCTAACGTAGTCACTGGACTAGACACAACCGGCCTATCTACTCAGTTTGGATTGGCTGGCGTAGGTATTGAGCCATTCGCGCAGATTACCTCTGTGGACAGTGCCACGCAGGTAACCATGAACATGCCTGCCACAGCATCAGGCACTGTGACCCTGCAACTCTCTCAAGTGCAATACAACCTTCCCTCCGATTGGGATAGAGAGATTCCGCAGACGGAGTGGGATAGAACTAACCGCTGGCCTTTGATGGGGCCGCAATCGGCGCAGGATTGGCAGTCCTTTAAATCCGGCATTGTCTACGCTGGCCCTCGTGAGCGATTCCGCATTGTCGGCAATACATATGCGATCAATCCCCCCCCGCCTAATGGACTGGTTTTTGGTTTTGAGTATATTTCTAAGGCATGGATTTACTCTGCTGGCGGCGTGGCTCAGACAACGTTCAATTCTGACTCTGATACTTTCATTTTCACCGACAGCTTGCTTATTACTGGCCTCAAAGTACAGTGGAAACAGGCTAAGGGACTGGATGCCTCTTTTGACCTAGCAGAATTCAGAAGCCTGCTCGAAAACAATAAATCGCAGGACAAGAGCTATCCGAAGCTCAGTCTCTCCCCTATTGGTAGCTCCGTACTCCTAACCACAATGAATCTGCCTGATGGCAACTGGGTGGGCTAAATGGACAAAAAAGCAATCATTCAAGCCTTGCGAGACACAGCGCAAAGCGCATCAAACACGCTTGCAACGAACGTATCTGCACCCGTTGATGCAATCGCATGGGCACTGCGCAAAGCTGGCCTAAACGTCAATCAACCAGTTGGCGGAGAGGAATGGATGGCCGCTCAAGGTCTAACTGCACCCGTTAAAGAAGGCATGCCAAAAATGGCCGGTGAAGTTATCGGCGGCGTGATGCCTTTGGGACTGATGAAGGGCGTTAAATGAAAGCCTCGGCAACATCCATACCCGCGCCAGTTTCCGGCCTTAACGACAGGGACTCAATCGCAGACATGGGGCCAAGCGATGCCGTAGTTTTAGAAAACTGGTGGCCCTATCCGTCGTACCTAGCTATCCGCAAAGGCTCTGCAAGCCACGTTACCGGCCTTCCTAGCACGGTAGAGACATTGGTTGAGTATCTGCCTACAACTGGCGCTTCTACGCTATTCGCAGCGGCTGGCACATCGTTCTACAACGTCACCACGGCAGGCGCAGTGGGTGCGGCTGTACAGACTGGATTGACTAACGCTCGCTGGCAACATGCGCAGATTACGACTCCGGGCGGTTCTTTCCTTTACATGGTAAACGGGGTGGATTCTCCCCGCCTATGGAATGGCACTACTTGGACAACCATTACCGGCGCGTCTACACCCGCTATCACTGGCGTAACGACCACGCTCCTAGTACACGCGCAGCTATTTAAAAACCGTCTTTTCTTTGTAGAGACAAACTCGATGCGGGTTTGGTATCTGCCGGTGAACTCCGTAGGCGGTGCGGCTTCTTCTATCGACCTAGGCTCTATATTTCGCTTGGGCGGCTCAATTCAGGCATGCTATACGTGGACTATTGACGCAGGCTCCGGCTCGGATGACCATTTTGTTATTATCAGTACAAACGGCGAGGTGGCTGTTTACTCTGGCACAGACCCTTCTAGCGCATCTGCATGGAACCTAGTCGGAGTGTTTACCCTTGGAAGACCTTTGGGGCGTCGGTGCGGTATCAAATTTGGCGGTGATTTAGCCATTAACTGCATGGAAGGCGTATTCCCTCTGGGTAAGGGGCTTTTGTCCGCTTCCGTTGATAGGCGCGTGGCCCTGACCGACAAAATCCAAAACTCCGTCAGTCAAGCGGCTAACTCGTACTCGGGTAACTACGGCTGGCAGTTGTGCCAATACCCCGATAACAACATGCTGATATTGAACGTGCCAATGGGTAACGGTCAAAACTATCAATATGCACAAAACACGATTACAGGCGCTTGGACTAAGCTAACCGGCTGGAATGCTACCGTTTGGCTAAATGCTGCGACTGGCCTCTATTACGGGGATGGCAACTCTATTAAAAAGGCTTGGACTGGTAACCTAGATGTGACCGTGCCTATTCAAGCTGATGTGCTTCCCGCTTTTAACTACTTTGGCAACAAAGCGAGGAATAAATACTTCACGATGGTCCGGCCTTATTTGCAAAGTACAGGCACTCCCTCCGTGCTTTATGGGCTGAATACTGACTTCAATCTGTCAGACCCTCAAGGCTCACTGAGCTACACACCTCCTACCGGTATGGTTTGGGGTTCAATGGTATGGGGTTCTATGGTTTGGGGCGGTGGTCTAACAGGAATCACAGCATGGCAGACCGTGGGGGCCGTGTGTAACTCTGCGGCGGTACGTCTTAAAATCCAGAATAACGGCTCAGACGTGCGGTTCACCAATATAGATTACTTATACCAACAAGGGCAGAGCGTACTTTGAGAGTCTACGGGAACGAAGTCACATTCGACGCCGATCTAGTCGGGCCGTGGGTATCTGCAAAAACAGGGGGTACGTGGACTAAAGGGCGAGGAACCGCAATAGGAAAGCTAGACGCTAATGGCAATCTAATTGCTGGCGTTTTGTTTGAGGATTGGAATGGTGCAAACATCATTGAGCACATTGCCGGTGAAGGGTTATGGGCAACCAAAGGGTTCTTGCATCTTATATTTGATTACCCGTTTAATCAGTTAAAAGTAAAACGTATTACTGCACCAATAGCGGCAAGTAATGCGAAGTCAATAAATCTTGTCACCAAAATGGGCTTTACGCTAGAA